ATCGTAATGTGCCTGCGAATGAAGAAGCTCCGAAAGTTCTCTTGATTGGGATGCCAGGGGCTGGGAAAACTTATCAGCTTGTCAGTTTGCTTGAAGCTGGTCTGGAAGTTTTCGTTATCTTCACAGAGCAGGGTAAAGAATCTTTGTTACATGCCTGCCGTGAACGCGGCGTGAGTACTGAGAAACTTCATTATGCTCGAATCAGTGCCGGCAGTCCAGGCTTTGGTACGATGCGTAAGGTAGCTCGTATGGTCAACATGAATGAGCAAAAAGATTTGCAAAGCATGAAAGGGATTGAGAATAAGAACTTTCAGCAATTCATAGAACTGTATGGCTTGTGTGAGAACTTCATTGACCAGCATGGTAATGAGTTCGGTGACGTGAGTACTTGGGAAAACGACCGCGTTCTGGTTATTGACGGGTTGTCTGGTATCAACCAGATGAGTATGGACTTGGTTGTTGGAGCTAAGCCATACAAGACTCAATCGGATTGGGGCTGTGCGATGGACGTAGAGATGCGTTTGATTACACAGTGTGTTAACGATTTAACCTGTGGCTTTGTACTTCTTGCTCACTTGGAGTTGAATAGTGACCAAGTTACTGGTAAGGTTTATCGTTATCCTAAGCTGCTTGGTAATAAAAACAGCTATGATTTTGGCAAGCATTTCTCGGATGTTATTCTTGCGAGTGACGAGGGCGATAGTTTTATCTGGTCAACGCAAGATAAGAACATGCAGTTGAAATCCCGTAACTTACCGAGAAGTGCTAAGTTGAAACCTGGGTTTGATGCTATTTGGGATAGCTGGTCAAGCCTCTTTGAGAAGGGAGAGAAGGTAGATGGCTAAGTGGGTAGCTGCTAACGAGATGGTAATGATTCGAATTAAGAATCCTGTTAAGTCTATCATCTTGTTGAATGCAAAGACAAAACCTGAGATACCACCAGAAGGTGTGGTAGCTAGCATGGGTAAAGCTGCGGTTGAAGCGTTGGGTCAAGAGTATATTAATAATCAAGTATACTTTTTACCTCAAATGGTGCGAGAGATATTTGGCAATGAAGAGAAAGATGAGCATCTCTTTGCCTGTGTTCCGTATCAGGCGATTATCGCTTTACTTCAACCAGAAGAAACTGACGGCGCTGCAAGTCATTAAACAGTAGCAAGTTAACTTGTACTGGGAAATATCCCAACTTTAAATTGTAAACAAAAACGCGCAAGATGCGCAGGAGATTTTAACATGGCTTTTAATAAAGACGCATTCCTACAACAAACTGTGGCAGCTGCACTTGATACTAAACGTATCCCGTTCCCAGACGGTACTCATGACGAAGGCATTGTGATTAAAGACCTGTCTTTGAATTCTGGTACAGTGAAAGACGGTGAAAACGCTGGTAAAACTTGGGCGCAATTGACAATTATCTATAAGTCAAATGACCCAGATGTGCGTAAAGAAATGAACGTAGCAGACGACCAAGATGCTACAGTACGTCAACAACTATTCCTCGATTTGACTGACGACGGTATGCTAGATGTAAGTCCTGGTCGCAACATTGCACTTGGTAAAGTTCGTCTAGCGGCTGGTCAAAACACTGACGAAGAGTGGACAATGCTTGACCTGAAAGGTGCAGCAGTTGGCGGTATCCAAGTTAAACATAACATTAACAAAGATACTCAAGATGTATACGCTGAAGTTACTTCGGTGTTTGCAGAAGACTCTGACGAGTAATCTGCGCAGAGCAATTACGCTCTTGCATTAGTGTTTTCTAATTGGTTATTAACCGTCTTGGTTGCAGGGGGTAGGGGTTGTCCCTATCCCCTTTTTTCGTTTTGGAGTTTTAAAAATGAGTGATAAAGAATTACTTAAAGGTATCCTCGGTACTAAAGCAGACGTCATTATTACTGATGATATTAAAGAAGAAAGTTATCCTAATCCAGTAGAGCTTGGTGATGCGTTAGAACCTGTTGTTTTAGTTAAGCCTTGTAAATCGTTTATCAGTTTAGTGGAGAAAGGTAAGTGGGATATTGATGAGAGAGGTTATCCTGTTCCTAAGTATTCTACTCTACACGCAGCAGGTGCGGACTTGTACAGCATGAATACTATGTCCATTCTTCCTGGGGAAACTGTTGATTTTAATACAGGTATTTCTCTTGCGATTCCAGTGGGTTGGGAAGGCGAGGTTCGCGGGCGTTCTGGTTTGTGGTTCAAGCATCGTGTAGCTGGTTTTAATGGTACGATTGATGCAGACTACCGTTACGTAGATGAAGAGAATGAAGCGGAAGTTAAAATCTCTCTGACGAATCACGGTAAAGACCATGTTATTATTAAGGTCGGAGATAGGATTGGTCAGATTGTTTTCAAGCAAGTTGGTAAGATGCGCTTCTCGCTAGTGGAAGAAATGGAAACTACAGAGTCAGAGCGTTCTGGTGGCTTCGGTTCTACAGGGGAATAAGATGAAAACTATTGACGTAAGAAATCTGGTAGTTGAAGAAAGACAGCGTACAAACAAGCCGATTGAAAACGTGAAATCCTTGGCGGCAGCTATTAAGCAGGTTGGTTTGCTTCAGCCGATTATGCTAAGGACTGATGGTAAGACGCTGGTGATTGGTGAAACGAGAAGTCGGGCGGTTGAGTATTTGGGGAATATGGGGGTTGGAGTTAAGTTCGGTGATATGGAACTGGAACCTTATCATATAGCTTATTTCTGCACAGATGAAATGGATACCATCATGTTGCAGCAAATGGAGTTACTGGAAAATACTCACCGCTTCGAGCTTACTTGGCAGGACAAAGATACAGCGGTCCTGAAAATTAAGATGATGATGAAGCTGCGTGAGGAAGGTAAGGAAGTTACTAATAGAGATGTGGCTGAAGCAATGCTAGCTGCTAAAGGGGTTGACCCGAAGGCAGAAGAGAATTATACCAGAGCGTATAATCAGGAACAGCGTGTTAACCAGGCGGAACTGAGGCAGCAATTCGCAGACCATGAGGGTGTGAAGAATGCTAAGTCGGCGAGTGAAGCTGATAAGGTTATCAAGAAAGAGCTTGAACGTATCAAGAAAGAAAATCTCGCTAAGGACTTCAAGCAGTTAGAGTCTCCACATGAAATTTCTATAGGTGATTGCTGTGAGCTTATTAAAGGAATACCGACAGGCTCGATTGATGTCGTCTGTTCAGACCCGATATACGGAATCGGAGCAGATGAAATGCACATGTTCCAAAGACGGAAGCACAACGCAGATGGAAACCACCATCTCTACGATGACTCCTTGGAAACGTGGGACAGAATGTTTACGGTTATGCCAGCAGAGTTATATCGAGTATGTCGAGAACAGGCCGCCGTCTACCTCTTTTGTGATATATCCCGCTTCTTTGACTTCTGGGCTATTCATCCAGGAAATGAAAAGCCAAGTAAAATTAAGGGCTTGGTTACGCGGTTTCAGGAAGCAGGGTTCGATGTTTGGGCTCGCCCTCTCGTCTGGTATAAAGGAAACATTGGAAGTTTGCCTAAGCCTGAGCATGGACCGAGGTATACTGCTGAGTATGTCATGTTTGCCACAAAGGGAGGTAAGAAAACTACCGGAGTCTACCACGATGTTATTAATATTCCCCAAGTCACTGGACATGACCACGGAGCAGGGAAGCCTCCTGCCGTATACCACGATTTGTTACGACGCAGTGCAAATCCCAGTGATACAATCTTGGATTTCTGCGCGGGGTCTTTCCCTGTATTACCCGCAGCTAATGAGCTTGACTGCAAAGTAATTGCATGGGAACTTGACGGGCGTTGGGAGAAGGAAGCACATCTTCTCAAAACAGTTGATATGGATAAGTGGAACGAAATCAGAAAAGGTAATATCTAATGAAAATATTCTGGGACTTAGACGGTACGCTGGCTAATAACGAGCACCGTCACCACTTGTTACCTAAGCCAGGGGAAGGTGATAAGACTGCACATTGGACTGCGTTTAATCAGGCGTGTGTTGATGATACAGTGATACAGTCAACGTACTTCCTGTTTATGAGTCTGAGTCAGCAGTTTGCAACTTATATTGTGACTGGACGGGCGGAAGATTCTCGTAGTCAAACAATGGAGTGGCTAGAGAAGAATGGCATGGGTCATTACTACCAACTCCATATGCGTCCAGTGGAAGACCACCGCAGAGCGAAAGAGTTTAAACTTGATAAGTTTATGGAGCTTGGGCTTGGTGATGGTGATGTGGTGTTCGAGGACGACCATCAGGTTATCAAGATGCTACGTGAATTTTTTCCTGGAGTTATTATTTGTGAAGTTCCTAGCAGCTGTATTGCGGTGCAGATGGGAAGAAGTAACAATGAGTTGCAGGAAGAAGTGGTTCATGATGCAGACAGCTTTGTGATGCAGCGCTGTACTAAAAACGTTTAACTTATGTGAGGGGTTCGCCCCTCTCTTTAAGGAGTTAAGATGGCAAGTGATAGAGTGAAACCGCATATGCCAAAGGACTGGAATGGTATATTGGTTGTGGGAGAATGCCCTACGAAAGCAGACTTGTCGGCAGGCAAACCTTTCTGTAGTAATAGTGGGGTTGAGTTAAGCCGATATATGTCGGGCGCTGGTTTAGAGTTTAAGAAGTCAGCCTTCATGTACGTATCTGAAGTTGCTGGCGTTGACGGAAACCTGAGCCATATGATGAAACGTCCTAAGAAGGAGTTTACTGATGGAAAGGCAGTTGAGTTCAAACCGAAGTATTACATTGCTCGAGAATTATCCGAATGTTTCGAACGGGTTCTTAATTACATCCTCGAAATTCGACCGAAGTTTATTATCGTTTTGGGTGAAGCGTCACTTATGGCTGTTTGTGGCGAACGAGGAATCGACGACTTTAGAGGAAGTATGGAATACTTCACGATGGGGGATTTACAGATACCAGTGCTCCCAACGCATTCCACTTCCCGTATATTTAAACAGCCACACTTACGCTTCCTTGTCTCTTCAGATATTGGACGAGTTAAGGGAGCTATTGAGAAAGGGTGGATGGAACCAGAGTGGGACGTTGTTATTAACCCTACTTACTGTGAAGCTCATGCATACTTGGCAGCCATTCTACAGAGGCTGGATTCTGGCGAGCAAGTTAAGCTGGGGGTCGACCTTGAAACAAGACGGAGATTCTTTATCGGCACTATTGGTTTCGCGACCTCGGACAGGGCAGGCATTTGCATTCCGATTATTACACCGGATTGGAAACCGTACTGGGAAGATTCCGATGAAGAACGAACTCTTATACTTCTTATCAAGCAAATACTCGAGCATAAAAATGTGTTGGTTGCAGGGCAGAACTATCACTATGATGCCCAGTATCTTGCGAGACATTGGGGAATCAGAAGTCACATTTGGACTGATACAATGATAGCTCACCATGTAGTGTTCTCAGCAGACATTCCTAAAGCACTACATGTTATCAGCAGTATCTATTGTGACTATCATCAATACTGGAAAGATGAAAGTCATGCGGAAGACGATGAGAAGTGGGAGCCTTCTTGGTCTAACTGGGATAGCTACCAGTTGTATAACGTGAAGGACTGTTGTAAGACTCTCGATGCTGCTGAAGTAATTCTGCGGGATGCGATTGTCGAACCGGAGTTGAAGAAAGCGTACCAATTCCAGATGGACATGTGGCCAAACCTCCTGAAGGTTATGCTGCGAGGAAACTACTACGATTGGGATGAGCGCAAAAGGCAGCGGGCGATGCTTGAAGAGGAGATGACAGCGCTTGAAGGTTGGATGCGACGGGTAGTTCCTGAAGAGTTGATGCCTCTTGACCCTAAGAAAACTCCTTGGTGGAAGAGTCCTAGCCAATTGCAAACTTTGTTTTATACTAAGTTAGGTCAGGCTGTAGTGACCAAGAAGAATGCTAAAGGGCAGTATGTACCAACTACAGAAGATAGTGCGCTGCAAACTATTATGACCCGTGAGCCAATTCTTAAACCGTTGTGTTTAGCAATACTCCTTTATCGTAGTATGCGAGTATTCTATGACACGTTCTTAACAGGGACGCCCGACTATGATGGGTATCTCAGAAGTATGTACAAACTTGCGGGTACGAGTACTTACCGTTTAGCCAGTACGGCAGACGTGTTTGACTTCGGACTCAACCTACAAAATCTTCCGAAGGGGGATGGTTAATATGAAAACTGGTGTATCTACTTTCCTAAAACACGAGATGCGTAAACAATTTATGCGTGACGCTCTAGTGGCTGTTAAAGGTAATAACCCTCAAACTGATTTAACTTACCATGACCTCGAAGGTATTGAGGATACTTTCGAGTTATGGTTTGATAAATTCTATTATGTAGAGTGCGAAAAAGTTGAAGAAGATGAGGATGTAGTTAATGGCTAAGTGCTACTGGATTAAAAGTCGCACTGGGTTGGGAGAACTTATTGCCGTTCGAAAGAGCGAAAAGCATAGAGTTCTCTACCTACTCCGTTCAGGGATTACTGCGTATAAACCTGACGTTTTACGGGAGGCGACTCCAAAGGAAGTAGAAGATTACAGAGCAAAGTATCTTTTACATAAACGAGCTCGTTTAATAAAAGGGTAAATATAATGGCTAAGAAGTTACATTATCTTGCTGAGAAGTATGGGCTACGGACGCAGCTACCTAACATTAAGAAACTCTTTATCCCAACACCTGGCTGGGTTTATGTCGATGTGGATTTGGAGCAGGCGGATGCGCAGGTAGTTGCATGGGAAAGTAATTGTCAGAGATTGAAGGATATATTCCATGACCCAGCATTGGACTTCCACTCAGAAAACGCCTTTGCCTTCTACGAGGGGATTAAGGGAGAGAAGGTCGGGCGATATGAAGAGAACCTCGGAGATGGGATTATTATGGTCAAAGCTGAGAAGCAATGGCGACAGCCTCTCAAAGCCGGAGCTCACGCCACTAACTATCGAACCACAGCACCAACACTTGCAAGAGCTCTATCGTGTACTGTCCCAGAAGCACAGGACTTCATTGATACTTGGTTTAAACTTAACCCTGAAATCAAGCAGTGGCACGAGCGAACAGAAGAAGAGGTTATGGGACGAGGTTACGTTGAGAATAAGTTCGGATTTAGACGTACTTTCCTCGGACGAATTACCCACAACACTTTGGCTGAAGCGCAAGCATGGGTTCCACAGTCTACAGTGGGAAACGTTATTAATGCAGGGTGGATTAACATTGAACGAAATATCAATGGCTTTAAAGGGTTCGGTGCGCAGTATGCCAAGTCTCGAGACTATATCGAGGTTGCCTTCCAAGTACACGACTCGCTAGTTATGAAGATTCGTGAGAAGGATTTGAAGTCGTTGCTACCTGAGGTTAGAGAGTGTATGCTGATTAAGATACCCTATGACGACCCACTCATTATCGGGCTAGGTAGTCCTGAGGTATCTTCACACTCTTATGGAGAAGTCAAACCTTATAACTGGAAAACCGGAGAACCTCTATGAGCAAAAAGTTAGATGTGGAGGCTTTACAGCGAACACCTCGTAACTTTGATAATTTCATCAGCGCTTATCTAGGTTATACTAAACACTTAGAGGCACCTACTGATTATCATATCTGGACTGCAATCAGTATTATTTCGGGAGCTTTACGCGGTAAGTGTTTTATAGATATGGGATACTTTAAGTGGAAACCTAACCAGTTTATTATTTTCGTTGCACCTCCTGGAGTCGTAGCTAAGTCTACCACTTCGGGAGTTGGAACGGATTTGCTTAGAAGTGTTCCTGGGATAAACATCGGACCGAGCTCCTGTACTTGGCAGGCGTTACTTGGAGCTTTGGCAGAGAGTACTGAAACATTTAACGTGGGAACAACCAGACAGCAACAAAGCTGTGTAACATTTGAAGCATCGGAGTTAGGTACTTTCCTTAACTTCCGAGACCCTGAAATGGTTGACGTTATTGTGGATTTATGGGATGCCAAAGATAAACCCCTCATAAGAAAAACAGTTGGTGGAGGTATTACACAAATAGAAGCTCCTTGGATTAACTTGATAGGCTGTACAACTCCCAGTTGGATTCAATCTAGTTTACCTGAATATGCGATAGGTGGTGGCTTTACCTCCCGAACATTATTCATTTTTGCAGACAAGAAAGAACAGCTCATAGCCTATCCTAAAGATTATGTACCAAAAGACCACAGTTACAGACGCAAAAGATTGATTGAGGACTTAACAAGAATCAGTACAATCGAGGGCGAGTTCACTCTTGATGCTGAAGCTAAGAAGTTCGGAGAAGAGTGGTATCAGGAACACAATAAGAATCGACCAGAACATCTGAAGGATGATAGGCTTGGTGGTTACTGGGCACGTAAGCAAACACATATGCACAAGATTTCTATGTGCCTAAGTGCAGCTCGTGGTAATGATAAAATTATAACACTAGGGGATATGAAAAAAGCCTTAGCTCTCTTATCTGTGTGTGAACAAAACTTAGATAAAGTCTACAACGTTATCAGTGATGACAGGGATGCAGGCAATCTTCAAGTATTGAAGAAAGCTGTAATGCTTCATCCTGCGGGCGTTAGCAAGAAAGACTTGTTCAGTAAGATGAGTTCTCGCATGAGTTACGAGGCATTCGATAGGGCGTTAAATGCGGGCGTTAGTGCAGGGTTTATCAAGATAATAGTCTCGGCATCTGGGGGTATGATAAAACCAACGCTAGCTCTAAGGACGGGCGATACTTACACTCCTACGTCCGAGGAAGTCGCATTAAAGAACCAGATGAAAGAGGGGCATTAAGCCCCTCCTTTTATTCGAATGATTCTTCCACATCTTTGTATATCAATCGGTCTCGAGTATTGGTTGGTAATCCCCGTTCCCTCAGCGATAGTACGCGAAGTTTACTCTTCAAAGAATTTTTCAAGTTAGCATTACTAATTCTGTACGGTTTAAGTTCAGCGTTAGTAAGCACCCCGTTGTATTCTCTGATAGATTGAAGAACCTCCTTCTTAGCGTTAACATCACCAGTCTTGACCGCGTACGCGTAACGTTCCATAAGTAACTGACGACGCTCCGTCCAGTATAAGGCGGTGCTCATCTGCTCCCCATAGATAGCCCGTTTTTCTGCTAATCGTGTTGATGTAAAACCGAGTGCTTGCGCTACAACTTCTCCTGCCTCATAAGGGTCATTCCCGTCATAAGGTAAGAACATTGCTCCGCCACGCGATGTTTCACCGCCACGCTCGTAGAATCGACCAGCTTTACTTAAACTCTTAGCAAAGACTGGAAGAGCTTTCTCCATACGTTTCCAACTATCTGGGTCAGTGGATGATACTGCATTCCACATCTCCAGCCCGATATTTGGTATCGGTCCGAGTCCGTTCAACAAAAGTTGTCCTGCGATTTCTTGCGGGCTACCGTCTAGACTTTGAGTTCTAAAACCAGGCAATGGTTCACCCATACTTAAAGAACCTGATATGTCTAAGTTCGGTACTGGTACTCCAAACATTTCAAGAATCTTTAGAGGACCTGCACCCAAGAATCGTCCGGCGCCGTGCATTAACAAGTCTGGGTTTGCACCAAGGTCTTGTACCAGCTCGCGAATATCTTGTCGAATATTTACTTTCGGGTTTTCCATTCCAGTCCATTTCTTCAACTGCGTACCGAGCATGTCGATAGTTGAAAGAATATATTCTGCAAATGGTAGACCCTGCAAACCAGCTAAAACGAATAGCATAGCCATCATACGTACTGCCGTACCTTTGTCCTGTGCAGTTCTACCGCCGGCGAAAGCTAAGTAAAGGAACTGCTGAGTATAGTTGTAGAATAAGAAGAAAGCTGACTTCTTACCACGCATAAACTCAGGACGGTTGTACTTCGCATACTCGAATTGAGATTTATGGATTGCATCTTTAGCCGCTCGATAAGCTAAATCAAAATCCTCACCCTCCTTCATTTGTAGACGAAACGCAGCCAAAGCCGTCACTTGTCGGTTAAACTTCTCGGCTATACTAAACATATAGCCCCCATAATAGTTTATTCCGTTGATTACACGGTGCGCCTTATTAGTTGGCATGATACGTTGCAATGCCGTCCCTTCAGACAAACCAGCAAGGTCGGATGCCATAGATTCATCTATCACACCTTCTTCTAGAAGTTTGTCCATAAGGCGTTGCTCTGCTTCCGTATAATCCTTTTTACCAACGTAATGCGCCACAACGTCTTTCATCCCTTTAACCATCTGCGCTACGGTACTTGAATCTCCATAACGCGAGGCCAAGTAAGGGTAAGTAACCATCGGCAACTGGGTTGTGTTTACCAGCGCAGACTTAGTATTAAAGCCGAGATACCACAAGAAACCAAACGCCCGTAATTTTGCCCAGTCATTTTCTGGGTTCAACAAATACTTAAAGTGGTCGGTATAGTATGATTCTAGCTCCGCCAAGTCAGTAACATCCCCTTGAGTTTCTTTTTGAACAGCCCTCAAATCACGCAACGCTTTTGCCATATCTTCCGTATGTTCTACACGGGCGAGATGGTTAGATGCGTTTGTCATATATGCTGCGTAAGTACGCATAGCCTCAGTTGAGAAGCCTGCCGTATTCTTACGTTTCTGCATATGGCGTAAGTAACGTTTACCTGGAGACAAGTCCAGGGAAATATCACGCAACGCTCTTTCTTGGTCTGCCGTTAAACCTGTACCAATCTCAGGGTTACGTAGCGCATTACCAATCCTGTCGATTACAAGTTGTGGCATACCATATAAAGCTCTCGTAGTATCGTCCAGTTTAGAAACTTGGATGTCAACCGTACCAGCTTCAATATCACCGGCGTAATCCTTCTGGTAATCTTTATACATTGAGTCACGTTCTGACTTACTCTCGAAAGTCAAAAACTCCGTAACTTTTTGTACACGTCTACCCTCTTTCATAAACACTTTACGAACAGTGATGGTATAGGAACCGAAGCGCATACGAGGGAAATAGTTCTTACTGCGTAATTGCTTGAATGAATCCTCAATACCCTTCAACTGTGTCATAACCGACTGCATATCAGATATGCCATAAGAACTGATAACACCAGCTCTTCGCAAAGCATCAGTATCTCTTAAGTAGTCTTCTGTAAATGCCTCCGCATTATTCGTATACTGACGGGCGACGTCCTTAACAAGAGACCTTTCCAATCGGGTAAGAATCTCGCTAAACGTTCCCTCCATTCTACGAAAGATAGCAAACGTTTCATCATTAATACCATGAGCCTGACGCAACCCGTCAAGTTCCAGGGTAGTTAAGCGACGACCATAGTTATCACTGGTTTCCGATACGTCATAAACAAAGCGACCAAGAGCATCTGCCTGCGCAGAAGGTAATCGCATCCAGTCCTTAGACACTTCATCAGCTTGACCGATACCTTTCATCTTAGTTCTGTAGTATTCGTAAACTTTGTCCATGTACACGCGAGCTTCAGGAATCTTATAACGCTCAGCAATCTGCGATGGAGTCAGGAAGCGTCCGCCAAACTTGCGGGTGAACCCTGTAGAAACGCGGTGGTTTCTTCGCAGAGATTCAAGCTGAATAGCATCGTCCAGCATAGTTCCTGCTTGGTCATTAAACCTGATAGCATTGTTAATTGGTAAGTTTATACTATCCATAAATTTACCAATGTCGCCCTCATAGAACTCGCTTAAACGCGAATCAATGGAGTTAGAAGCTAGAGGAGAATTAACCAGTGAGTTTAATTTATTCTCCTTTCGCTTCATTTCAATCCAATCTGCGAAATTAAACGGCACATGCAAGAGACCTTTAAACTCGTTAAAAATCTGCTTGAACATTTGGTACGCTTTTTCCCAGAACCCTTTGGACTGTTTACTTAATTCAGTTCTTAAAGTCTTATCTCTTGAAGAGAAACGAGCCATCATATCAGCCGCAAATTCCTCAAAGGATAAGTTATATCTTAACTGCTTCGGAGTCCACCCAAATACATCATGAACTGCCTGACTGAACTTCATGTTGTGATATTCTTTTGGAATGCTGTTAATGTAGAATGCAGCTGACCCTGTGTTGTAACGGGATTCTACAAACTGCTTAACAGACATATTCTTCAAGTTATCCAGCCAACGCTGGTATTCACTATATATTGTATGCTTGATTGCAGGGTCTTCGTTAGTGAAGTTTTCCTGCAAGTGTGCATGACCAAACTCGTGCATAGCAGTAGCAATCATAGAAGAACGAACAATATCTCTTAAAGCAGCACGACCTTCCTTAGTATCGGGTAGGTCTCTTTGCCATACACGAGCATAAGTCTGCGCATTCAAACCAATACTATATACAGGATTGCCGTCTGCCTGCAAGACTGCCATCGCCCCGTTAACATTATTTTCTAAACCAATAGACTTACTGGCGTTAAGAATAATTTTTGCGTTAGGCATATGCTGAGCTTGCATCTCCCTCACAAGAGTTTCAATTTCGCGTCGAGTTCTAGAATCAATACTAGAGCCAAAACCGTCTTCAACGTAAACTCCAGGCTTTCCGGTTATAGCAACCTCAAACGGAGTAGTTTCTCCTAACCCATCGAGAGTTTTAATCTTGGTTTCAGCAAACTTGCGCGGCATTATCTGAATATCAGAAACCGAACCAGCAGACACTTGGTCATCTGAAAAAAGTTTAAAACCAGCTACAGCTCTATCATTTAAAGGTTTAAACTCGTAGTTAGCACCGCGCTCAAAAATAGCAGCCTTATAACCTTCAACCTGTGCTTGCAGTTCTTCAATAGTAACATCCATATCAACTGCAGGTTCTTGCGGGTCAGGACTTTTACCCTGTTCCTGCGTAGCTATCGTATCACCGGTTGGCTGTTCCGCAGAAGCTTCTTCCGCGCTTTCCTCCGGCTCTACCCTTCGAGCAGGTTTTCCTTCCACTGGATTGCTATCAACTTCGGTATCCTGAATAGGCGCACTACGAGGAGCTTCAGTACCGCTTTCATCTTCAGGTTTGTCAGCGAATACCTTATCAACCTGTTTAGTTCTTGCAAATACAGCAGCACTCGGGCCGGCTGTAACAGCGGCACCCAAACCCCCAGCAGCAAACGCGTTAACTAGCTCGTCAATATCTTCTCCTTGTAATGAGAAAGCTTCACGAACAGTTTTGTCAGTTGCAAGCTTAGCAGCTACCATATTGTTATAAGACTGAATTGCTTCTGTAGTACCTTCAGTTGCAAATGAATAAGTACCAGCAGCAACGCCCGCTTTAATTCTACCACCAAGTCCTGAAACTTCAGCGGCATCATCCATAGTTTTCATAACCTTGGAAAGTACGCCAGCCTTTTTAGCGATTTTCAAGAAAGCAAAACTATCTAACGCTGTGTTAAGAGCAGCGGGCGTACCAACGTTCAAAAGGTTAGCATCACCCCCCTCACTTTCTACAGTCATTTTAGCCTCGCCTGCTTGGAGTGCGAAGTTAGTAATACCGACGCCCGCAAGAACGCTACCGCCAAAAGTACCAGCTATAGCACCTAATCCGAGTATCAACATATTGGTTACGTTTTCTGCTGCGGATTCAATAGCAAAAGTCCCCAAGTCCGATAAGTCCTGGACAGATTGGATGTCAGGAACAGCCTTAGGGTATTGAGCTGCATACTCTGTTGCAGCTTTAGTCCAATCATCTTGACCAATTAAATTTGAAAGTGACGCAAAAGTTTGCCCTGCGCCACGTTTAATTGACGGGATGATACCAGTGTTATCTTGGATAGGTTGCTGCTGCTCGGCAAAGAGTTGTTGCACAGCGCGAGGCACCCTGATAGTCGCCTCCATCTGTTGCTCATCTGTACCGTCCAACAACTGTTGAACTGCTTTAGGAACACGGAACGAAGCTTGCGCTGCATTCCGAGATTCTGGCATATATTCTTTATCCATTTAAACCTTCTTATCTACCTATCAGGTATGAAAATGGTGACTGACGACCTGCTGGAGGTGTAGCCACATAAGGGTTAACCACGGCTTGATTCCCAGTAATGGGAGCAGTAGTAGGAGACTTAGCAAGTGACTCTTCTTTTGCAGCAGCAGTTTTTTTAGCTGCCTCTGCTGCGTCAGCTTCTTGTTTAGCAATAATCTCTGCTCTACGTTTATCCCAACTGGCATTGTATCGGGCAACCGCTCGAGGTCCATATAAGCCTTCAAGGATAGAACCAAGAGCATCCGCCTTATCTGGGTTCTTTTCGGCTCTTCCAACATAGTAGTCTAGCTCCGTTTTACCGAATGGGGCATACAGAGGATTACCACCTGAAATCGAGTTATAAATTTCGTAAACTCGATGAACATCCATTGTATCGCCAGGCTCTAATTCAGTCATAGCGGTATCAAGAGCTTGCTTCCATAGCTTATCATCAGCGCCAGTAGGTGCCTTATCTTTAGCTAGAAGAGCTTTTTCTTTCTGCGCCAATTCCTTCTCTTGTAAATTCAGTCTATCTCTGTCGAGTTTCAACTGTTCATCACCCTGACCAACACGACGTTCATTCAAGCCATAATTCAATTCATCAAGGCCAGCTCTACGGTCAGCCTCTTCATTAGCTTTCTGTTGTTGCATCAGCTGCTGATACATACCTGCACCGGTAGTACCAGCCTTAACAGCACTCTCCCCAGACAAAAGGCTCAGACCTGCCAGCATCAGAGCCATCTTAGTTGGGTCATTCATAAACTCATTAGTTCCGCTCATGAAATTTTCCCACACACTAGGAGCCCCAGCTGCACCTAATTGCGCAGGCGCTTCTGTTGGGGTATTTGGCGCTAGTAGCATCAAAGGATTAGTAGCCATTTAAAAAACTCCTTATATTTGTGTAGACAAACCACCAAGTACAGCACCGATAGCAGCTCCCCAGGGACCGAAAGCGGAACCGGCTGTAGCACCGCCAATAGCACCTTGACCAGCGGAAATGCCGCCACCAGTTTGAACTGAGGTTTGACCACCACTAGCCGCAGGGAGTAACAAGTTAGCATACTTATTAAGGTTAGCCCAGCCGGCATCAGTCTCAGCATTTTTCAACAAAGTCTCAATATCATACTGACCTTGAAGTTCTTGCCCAAGCAGCGTCTGCAACGTAGGCGTATAGTTAAGCGCATTAATCTGGTTCTGCAACTGTTGCTGGTAAACATTACCCATCAACTGAGTTCCGTATTGTTGCGCTGCTGCAGCCGCTTGACCAGTAGCAACACCTTCTGCAACACCCTGTCTTGTACCCCCATACTGCCCAGCCGACGTGGCACCAGAACGTATCGCGGGCATAATAGTTTGAAGAACATCCTGATTAATTGCAGCAGTATTAGCTGAAATCATATCTTGTACTTCTTGAGACTGTGCAACTTCTGTCGGGCTTCTACCCAGCGAAGTCCACATATCCTGCATAGCCTGATTAGTACCACCAGCACCATTAGCATACCATTGTGACATCGAATTCAGGAGGTCACGTTGAGCGGTATTTAAAGCACCTTCCGCCTCGCTCTGGTTATAAACATTCTGTGCATCTTCCAGCATCCCAGACATATAGTCGGTTGCACCATGCCACGGGGATGTTTCTGTAGTTTGAGATTTACCTCCACTCATATGACCTCCTTAGTCATAAGAACTTGGTCAACATTCCAGCCCCTTTTAGCTAGAGTTCTTTCAAACCCTTTGCGCCCGGAGCAAACAATGTAACGTATCCCGAGTGTTTTGGCTAGTCCCATCAGGGTTATATCATCAGCATCTAAATCTGAATAACCTCTGTCATGTGACATAGCCCATATGTTCAACACATTAAAAGATAGTTCCCTATAAATATTTAAGATAGCAGCTCCACAAACAACCTCACCATCAACCATCAGGAAAGCTTTAAACTCTCCTGAAGAGATTCCCATCAGAACGTCCTCTATGGTGTGGGGCAACGCCCCTTTCTCTAGGCAACGCTCGAAATAGGGGATAGCTTGTGGTAGCGTACCTTCCCAGTTATTTTCGGTTATAGGTATTAACATAACTCACCTACACAGGTATATAAACAGAGGTTCCTGTTCCGTCTATCCAAGGGTCTGTAGGTTTTTTACCTTTAGCCCATAAAGGTTTTTTAGAGGTAACATCCCAAACCCGCAGACCTTCTTGTTTCAACCGCTGGTTAATAACACTGTTCTGGTTGGTAAACATACTAGAGTTATACTGAGTCTCTACAACCATTTCACTCGCAATATCACGAAGCTCTGAATCTATAAAAGACGTAAGCTCGTTTATAGATGTTGGAGTAGGTTTTGGATTATAACTCATGTCCAGACTTCCCCTGCTAGTTCAAACACAACTGCAATATTTCTCAGCCTAAAGTAAGGTGCTGTTGATACTATTCTAACACTGAGAAACGCAGTTGTGTACAACAAATGCAACCGTCTATCCACTACGGGATTAATTGTACCAGCTAACTCCCACTCTACAGCATCATCTAACGAGCCTTTAGTCCCTATGTAAACATCAAACTCATCGGCAGTATCAACATCAAAAACAAGCTCCCTGACAACCTTTTCCCTCTCATAATCCTGATAAGGAACTCCATCCCTAGAGATACCTCCAAGTATCATATCGAGGCGTTCCCATACAGCTACAAGAGGTTCATTAACTACCAAGCTATTCCCAGATGCTGCAAGAATCTTACTAAAATCTTCTGTAGCGTAATGAAGAACTGGAGCAAACTGCCTCAAATCTTCGGGCGTCTTCCACGAACCTCGACGTGCCCAGCTAGTAGCATAAGTCTCCCAAGTAATATCTACCCCAGTAATCTCATAACCATAAGAAGCATGTTTCACATTAGGAACTAGCAAGGTAGTCCAAGTATTATCCCTCCAGTTCCACACAAGACACTTATCACAGTAATCTGTTGTAGCATCTTTCGAAGGATAAAATACAAGAATCTCTGTGGTACTCGGATTCTTTACAACGAACACATTCCCAAATTTGTCTGAATCAACATCAGCCAAAAAGTATTCTTTAACTCTACCTTCCGCAACTGATTGAAGTTGATATCCGTCATGCACAATCATGTCACTCTGAGTAACTACAAAATGTCGCCCCTCAAAATCAGTAACACAATTCTTATTCAGGATACCTTGTCCGTCAAACTTCAGGGTAAACTTAAAGATAAACTGACCGCCGATAAACTGCATCAACCAGATAGAATCACTCTTATAAATGATACCAGTATCACCAAGTTCTAATTCGGTTACAATATAACCAGGACTTGGGAGTTGTGCAATACCGCTATCTGACGCAGGGTCTGCATAATCCCAGTTAGGGGGAATAGTTCCTGGGTCAGCAGGATGACTCCACCAAACACTGTCGTCCTGAAATCCAGCACCAAAATCAGGAGCAAGTCCAATAAGATAAGATTTAAATTTACCTAAACAACGGAAGCGAACCCCAGCGTCAATCCCAGTAAGGTCTCCAAAAGAAGCCCCCTCTGTAAAGAATTGAGGTCTATCCACTACGTTATTCAGAATTGGAACTCCATTAAAGTTTAACGAGTCCCACAAGCTTTTACCAGCGGCAGTATAACCACCTACCCTACTTACATCAGTTATAGTACCACCACTAGCCATTTTGATAGAAGATTCACCCGCAATAAACCAGCGAATATCCCCTCGGTTAGGAGACCAAAAACTTAAATGGTTTCGTGTATTTCCAGGCTCTATGGAACTTTCTCTAAAGCCATCTGATTTCTCCCAACCGAAACGAGTAGGGCGGAGATTATATCCGCCACTAACAGCCCCTACAGCTAAAGTGTCAGGGGCTTTATCAGGTTGGAATCCATCAAGACCAAATTGTCTATGATTGATTCTCATTTACTTACCCCTCAATCGGAGCTTCATAAGGAGCTATTTCACCATACTTACCAGTCGCTAAGTCTCGAAAAATATCACGACCTATCCCAGAAGAGTCTTTACTGCTTGCTGTAAATGGAAGTAGTTCCGCAGGGAATTCTGTAAACATAATGTCACAGTCAATTCTTGTAGACTCTTCATCAATATAACGAGCATTAGCCAGATAAGTAACTGTTCTCTTATCACTTTCATTTAACCAATAAACAACAGGGG